AATAATTCCAAAACCAACAACGTCAAATCTCAAAAGATTCGCGGTGAAGGTAAGAGAAGGCAACAAAGGTAGGCGAAACAGAGCCCCTTGAGCCAGATCCGACCCGAGCCTCTCCCTCTCCTCCCCAAGGACACACGCATGTCCATGGACGAAATGACCCTCTACAAAGCGGTTCCCCTCCCTACCTGGGAGAGGTGTCGTGACAAGATCGGTCAAGTAGTCCTGAATGAGATTCCAAAGCCATACAGAAGCGTGCTAGCCCCCGGCTATGCCTTAGTATCGGCTCCTGACGGTGACTGTTTCTTCCACTCGCTCCTTACCTTCTATCGACATATCCCGAACACAAGGGTCGATGGAGAGGAGTTCGTGTAGGAGACGGTGGAGGAGATCCTTGCAGAGTTGTGGACCCTGTTCAAGGATTTGGAGAAAGAGAGAACGGTGAGCAGCGAATTCATGACTATGATGCTGGAGACCGTCGGTATCCCCGTGGTGGAAGAAGAGAGGGCCAGGATGTGGATCAGAAACGGTTAGATCCAGAAAAGAACTGCTAAGCATGGATGCATAGTTACCCTGAACCCTGCCGACTACGGTATGGAAGGAGAGGTGGTGGGCCACGTCGGTGTCTTGACGCATAGAAATATGTCGAGAGGCACGATCGCTCACTTGCGTGACCTGCTCCAGGCCATGAGGAGGGGAGAGAAGCTTGTTCCTAAGTCCACCAAAAACACTAGGATCAAGCCGAAGGGGGGCAAGAGTGCCAGCCCGGCCCCGCAGAAAGCTGAACAGCCCAAGACTTTGGACGGATTGTATGCCACCATTCGGCGAGCTCTTAAGGTAGACCTCCCTGAACGTACAGTCGACCATGTTGAGGAGTAGAAGTGGAGCTTCTATGTTCTGTCCCGAAGGATCGGTGTGGTTGCGTTGAGGCCCCCGGCCATCACGTCCCTGGAGAGCTTGATGATCGCTACGATGTTATCGAAGGCGACATATCCAAAGCTATGGGTCCACACTGGTGAGAAGGAGGTGCCGACTTATGACATCGTACGCTACGGAGCGGACGTATGTGATATGGTTGATCGCATTGTAGCTTAGTAGCGAGCAAAAAGATCTCTTTTCCACTGGCTGGCCCCAGCCGTCAAGAATCTCGCTTATAAGTCTGCATGCAAGATCATCGGCCTCAAGAAACCTGAGAAGGTCTACGGTGGTGCCTGTGAGAATTTCGACTTCATTCCTGAGCGGCTCTAGCCTACCCTCAGTTTGACGGAGTTCTTCTACGTTAAGAACGTGAGGTATACCTGGATTGATCGGGTGGCGAAGCACAATGCTCAAAGAATAGCTGAGAAAGCGGCCGACTATAAGAGTAAAGTCGACATCGCTGTGCACGCCGCGGAGAAGATGAGAGACGGAGTGGTGGACGCTGCGGAGGGAATGAGGAGAGAGTTCGCTGAAGACATCGAGATTGTCCGAGCAGCTACAGCCAGAGCCAAGCAGATTGGAATGGGACCTCTCAAGCTGGGATACAAGATCCTAGTTCAGGCTTATAAGTTCTACGAAAAAGCTAGTGAAGCTTGCTAGAATGTTTGTAAGTCTGCTCAAGACCTCGCGTCCAGGGTGGCTGCCAACTGGGGCAAGAATAAGTGGTATTATATGGGCGGTGCAGCGATCCTGACAGCCTCTATTTTTATCGCCGGTTCTTGTTTCTAGGAACGAGCAGAAGGACTGAAGTTGAAGTAGGTCAGCCCCGTGGCTTTGTAGTGTCTTGGTGAGTCCCTGATCCTCTCCATGAACCACAATGCCCCCGCCGCCGTCATCGGCAAGAACGAACCTGGAATAACCGGACTCCATGTCTCCGGCTCCGGGGCGGCTAAAAGAATAGCCCACAAACCAACCGGAGTACTAAGCCCTGACTTCGTGAAGGCGCTACAAGCGTACGGAGTAGGCCTATCAAGGTTGGACATGCAGAAAGCACCGAACACATCTGGAGGTCACCCTAACCTCAGATTCGCCGTGGACTTGCTACAGTCGGAGTGCTTGGAGATGGTCTGTCAGAGGGCTATGCAGTATAACGGTACTGACATAGTGGTGATAGACGTGGGAGCTAAATTCAGGAAGATCGGCAAACTTCTCAAAAAGAGATTCACTCCTGAATTCGAAGATCTTTGGTCTAAAAAACGAGTACCTTAAGCTCGGAAGGCCGCACAAGATGAGCTCGTGAGGGTCGCGCAGTTGTTGTTCAAGGATGGACTCCGCAATCATGCCCCTGGACTTGCTAATGCCACCAATATTGTGGCTTTAGTCTAGGCAGTCGTGGTGGGAGTCGACAACTTCGACATGTTCCTGGAGAGGAAGAACCCGGCACCCGGTGCTATCGAGGCTTCTCTCTTCCCCCCGTGGTTTGGTCATCTGTCGTACTTCCCAGTGCGACCGAGGATTGCGGCTTATGATGTGACCTACTATCAGAACAATCTCGCTGGTTACACTTAGCTCGTCCATGAAGATCCGTGGTGTTCCATCACGTTGGCTGCTCCTTACCAGGGCACCATACAGTAGGCTGAGGCAGCGTGGGCGATTCCTATTGCTTGCAAGCTTCACTACTTGATCTTCGATGTCCACTACTACCTGGCAAACTGGAGGCCTCTATTCGGAGGGGTCGCCTACCTCGTTGGCGGGTTGTTCCACCCTATCATCGGTACCTATGTATTACCTTGCGGAGAAGGTGAGTACACTACGTACAGATAAAACGGAACCGGTCACATTTCAATGTGGACCCGTAGCGCAGGACAAAGCTACACACACCCTCTTGTCTCGGTTGCAAATGCTGACACGAGATTTGACTACGGATGGTACTCGCAGATTAAGTGCATCGTCTAGACCCAGCAGCTGACAATTCGGCCTGTTTAGATGCCCCGCTTCGATCTCCAGACTATTCGGTCAGTCTCCGGCCGATCCATACAGGCGAATTGGATCATAGAACGACTCACCAAGATTCAAGAGCAGGCGAAGGAGATACGAGTGATCCCTGTCAGTGTTGATCGATTCTACTCGAAACAAATCAATGTTACAACTCTGACGAAGGCATACTCAAGGAAGTCGAGCAAGGACCTCATCTACAGGATCCACGATTTCTCTGTTCCAGTCACATATGGGCGATACTTTGTGCTAGGTGTTCGTTTCGCAAGCTTGTGGAAGTAGCTTTGTTCTGTGCGCCTATCAGGAGGGCACGAGCTGACGGCTAATTACGAGTTTGAACGAGCAGCGCTTTTCCGAGAGTGGATGGGCTTTGAGTTAGACGTAGCTCCGGTCATTCACAACGAGGTTAGGCGGCAGGACGTCAGGTTCGGTGGGAAGGTTCGGTTTGGGTCAGATCTAGCTCATGTGTACCCCACGGTAACAGGCAAAGGGATCTCCAAACGGTTGGCGAGAGCAGTGGCATAAGCAGACATACCTCGAGTAAAGACTCTAACTGGATGCACTGTGAAGGGAAGGAGAGTGGCGGCGGATGCAAGTTTCTTCGTCAAGCGAGTGCCTGAGGTCCGACCTCCAGGTGCTCACATGATCCCGGAAGGAGCCGCAGAGGAGGCGAGGAAGACGGCGGACCAAGTGAACGAGTGGTTGAGAAGGCACAAGAACGCTACTATGTGGGACAAGCAAAAGAACCCGGTCGACTTTCAAAGTCAAGGAGTCAAGACGCAGACAGGCATGCAACTCCTCGGTTCAACCACGTAGTATGAGTGGAGCTCGAAGTCACCTCACAATGCATTGTACGGTCTCTACTGGAGGCACTTTGCATCAAATCTGACCGCTCATGCTGGCGTTGTTCAAGATTTCCAAAGTATGGCCACGCGCTACTGGAAATGGTTCAGTGAGAAGTGGGAGGCTCAAGGGTAGCTCGAGGCGACGGATCCGATCGACTGGATCAAGTCTCGTACCGACTGGACGACGAACAAGAGAAGGTGCTACATGGACACGATGCTGCAGCAACTGGGGGACGGGATCAAGGACTGGAATGCCTCATTCAAGTCTATGGTGAAAAGTGGCTAGTGCTACTATGGATCTGACCTCCAACTGGACGAGGGTGGTTTTCTGTGCGAGAGACCAGACAGACCTCGAAACATCTTCAATCCCTGTCAGAGAATGATGGGCTACATGACTTACCTGCAATCACTATTCTGGCAAAGGATAAAGATGATTGAACCCGGGTTTGTTCAAGGCTTGACAAAGGATTAGATGACCAGTTTGTTCGCAGGGAGACTGAACGAGGGAATGAAGTCAATATCTATTGATGGGTCTGCTTTCGACTCAACACAACTTGCTTGCCTGCAATAGATAGTTGATGATGGATTCTGGAGAGTGGTGCTTCCATCGGTGAAGGGTTTGCTGGAGTAACAGAAGTAGAGACTTCCTTACTTTACTAACAATGTGGACAGTGTGTTTGAGTCTATCTAAAAGTTCTGCTACAACAAAGATACGATTCTATACACCTACATTGGAGGTCTTGAGCACAGAACCTGGCCGGAGGCAATTTGGGAACAGTGGGTGAGAGATCAGGCGTTTGATACTTTCAGAGGTTACGACCGGTTCTTCATCGAGTCATCTTACATTTTCAACGAGATTCGAGGAACTACATTTTCTGGTCATCCAACCAAGACAACTTTGGGCAATACCTTCCGTTCGCTCCTCTATATGTACTATTACATGGAGATGGCGGGTATCCGAGAGCCCTGGAGAGACTAGACTGTGTTCGTGGCTGCCGCAGGCGATGATGTTGCTACTTTCTGCCCTGCTAACCAGGTGCGAAGAGTCTGCGAGGCAATTGCTGATTGGTCGAGTGCTGAGAAGGAGGGACAGGTGGGCCTCGGTCAGTGTGTGAAGGAGGTGGTGGTTGGGTAGTGGCACGAATTCTAATTCTGCTCCAAATGGTGCTACTCCCTAACCGGTCGGGTAACCGATCTTGTTCTCATGCGAGACATGCGCAAGGCGCTGACCACGAGAATATACTACTCCAAAGAGAACGCTGACATATTGCGTAATCCCGCGTACCATGCGAAGGCACTGTATGAGTGTATGAGGTACGAGAAAGTCTCGCGTCTTATCTAAGACATCTTCTTGGTCCGCCTACGAATAATGGAGAGCATTTTCGGGCCATGTGATGAAAAGGTAGACGTTCGGGTATTGAGCGACAAGCTTAAGTACTCGTTTGGAGGCGGAGGAGGTTACGAGGCAGAATAGCTAGTGAATCGCAAACTTGGTATTACACTCTACAACCTGCTGAGGGTCGTCATCGAGCGCGTTCTTTAAGGACCCGTTGACGAGATAGAGAGTACCGAGCGACCACCCAGGATTCGTTGGGGTGCGGACATAGCTAGGACCTGCGTGCGGCAAACTCGCGTCAAGGATGTATTGATCGTTTCTGATCAGATCCGCGTGAGAGTCGTGAGGAGTGTGAAGCCTCGAAAGAATTCCTGCGTGGAGTTCGAATCTTGCTGTTAAGATGTAACAGAACGGCCTCTCGTCTAACCGGAACCAGCTTACTGCTCTTCCGACACCAGTACCCCTCCTGGGGGATGTCCTACTGATGATGACTGAGTTGCTTTTATTTTTACCGACATTTTTCTCAACCAGCAACGGCCGGGAGGTG